CAACGAGCAGCAAACAACGTGTCCCAGGTGCGGCGCACGTACCATCATTCGATGGGAAACAAAAGACGGAGACCGACAGAAACACCACTGCCCTGCATGCAACTACGATTTCCTCGTTGACTTCACCGGAGAATAAACCCCACATGGCTACGAAACTGTCATCCAAAGTCGTCCGCGAAGTGGAATCGAAAGACGGGCGCACGTTCATCGTCACGCTGTCGCCGGAAGGTCTCTACATGCGCGAGAAACGGCGCAGGGGAGACTTTGGACCACTCGACTACGGGTATCTCTACCTGAAGGCCGGAACGCTCGCGGCAGTGGAGAAGATGACGGAGAAACGCAATCGGCCTAAGAAGGTGTCACGCGGATTACTGTCAACTTCCGATACGTTGACTCGATAAGAAGCCTAGGCTTATCGTAGGACCCATGCTGACCCATCTCATCGACCGCTCGGCGCTGAAGCTGCGAGCTACCGTTACGGTACTCCCGTTGCCGAACAAGGACTATGGGGACCTCGATGACGTTGCCGACGAGTGGCAACACTGTACCGCGTTCGTTAGCCTCTCCTACGGCGGCTGTAGCGGAAGGGCTTTTCTAGCCAACGCATCTTTTGTATCACAAGACGAGTTTGAGCACGATGCCGTGTTTACCGTCATGCTCGATGCGGCGCTCCTCGACTTGGAAGAGGAGATCGAGAAGTCTTTGCAGGTTTTTAGCGAAGTGCTCTGTTGACCGTCTTCGCTGAGCTTGCTAGGTTTCTCTAGTACCGCCCACATGGAGACCTTATGGCTCACACGACAGTCACCAGTGACAAGCAGCAGTTCAACAAGATGCTAACCGCCCACTGCCGCCGACTCATCACGAAGCTAGCGGCGCTCAAAGGCATCAGTGAGGCGGCGCTCATCGAGATCGTGATTCGGGAGGAGGCGAACCGACAGGGGATAAAGAGCTAAACCTCAGTATCCCCGCAGTTCTCACTCCAGTCTCCCTTCAGTTTCACTCCAGTATCCCCTCAGCATCGCTTTAGAATCACTCCAGTCTCACCGCAGTTCTAGCCAGCGTATCACTCCAGCCATTGTCTCCCCTACTGGAGTAGAACAGGAGTTCGTTCGACCGGAAAAGCTGGCGACAAGGATGGATGACGCTAACTCATTCCACGTCAAGCATTTCCCTAATAGACATTCCTGTAGATAGGAGGAACTATAGTGAACTACAGTGAGACTGTAGTTAGTCACTATAGCTCCTCACTTCAGTAGCTCCTAAGGGTAGTTACTGAGGATGTAGATGAAGTAGTAACTACTGGAGTTATCACTGGAGGATACCAGCAGTGATACCTGCGGTAGAAGCTGTTTCCCTGAGGTCTAGGCTTTTCACCCACTTCCCTAAGCGAGTGTATGAATCACCTGAATGATCCTGTGCAGTGGGAACAGAAGCTCCAGCGACAGGAGGAGCTTGAAGATGATGCCGTAGGAAGAGGCAGAGACCGATTCAAGAGGAGGCTGAGGAAGGCCAGAGAGTCGGGAGTACTCAGTACGGTAGGAGCAGCGCAGAGGCTTTTGGTACATGGCATTGAACCTCTGGAGAGAGGGATCGAGAGCTATGTGCTGAATGCCAAGACACGAAAGGGACCGAAGCCAGTGTCCCTGAAGTGGATCGAGCGAGTAGGGACGGATGTAGCAGCGTATCTCACGCTCAAGGTCGTACTCGATCAGATCGAGACTCCACGGAGTGTGCAGAAGGTGGCTGGAGGGATCGCAGAGTTGATCGTAGATGAGTTGCGGTATCGGAAGTTCAGAGAAGAGGCTCCTGGGCTGTTCGACTACAAGCTCAGCCACTTCAATACGGGATCGTATGCTCACATGGCGAGGAGCCTCAATGCGAGCATGGGGTTTGCGAAGATCGACCAGTCAGACCTCACGATCAGTCCGACTCATCGCTTGTTCCTCGGAGCACAGCTTCTCAACATCCTCATCGAGACGACTCAGCTTGTGGAGTTGGTGACGGAGACGACGAAGCTGGTCAGAGGGAAGAAGGTAGTCCGAAGGGACAAGCAGACCGTGAGAGCCACAGCGGATACGATTGCCTGGCTCTCGAAGAAGAACGCCACGATGGAGTTGTTGACTCCTGTGGTCCTGCCGATGGTTGTTCCGCCTCTTCAGTGGGAGAAGGGACAGCGCGGAGGGTATCGCTTTGCCATGAGGAATAAGTTTAGCCTCATGCGTGGAGCGAGTGCTCAGCACACGACCGAAGCAGAGCATACGGAGATGCCTGTCGTGTATCAGGCCGTCAACGCCGTGCAGAACACCGCATGGAGGATCAACGAGTACGTGTACGATGTAGTGCAGGAGATTTACGAGCGTGGTGGAGGGATGGCAGGAGTAGCCGCGTTCGATGAAGAACCAAAGCCTGCCAAGCCGCAGGACATCGACACGAACGAGGAAGCGCGGAGAGCGTGGAGGAAAGCCGCACACGCCGTCATCACGAGGAACGTGCAGCGCGGCGTGAAGGCGCTGGAGTTCATTCGCGTGCTCGACATCGCGAGACTCATGCACCACGAGGAAGCATTCTTCTTTCCGCAGAACCTCGACTTCAGAGGTCGGATGTACCCGATAGCGAACTACCTCAGTCCTCAAGGGGATGACCTGTCGCGAGGATTGTTGACGTTTGCTCAGGGGAAACCGATGGAGGGAGAAGCCGCACGGTATCTCGCGCAGCACGGAGCCAACTGTCTCGATACGACTCCAGAAGGACTGAAGCTCTCGAAGCTGACCATCCAGGAGCGCGTGCAGTGGATCGAGGAGCATACGGCAGAGATACGGCAGTGCGCGCAGAGTCCGATGTCGGTAACGTGGTGGATGAAGGCTGAGGAGCCGTTTCAGTTCCTCGCGTTTTGTAACGAGTGGGACAACTGGAAGGAGCACGGTGATGGGTATGTGTGCTCACTGCCTGTGGCGATTGACGGGAGTTGCAATGGGCTCCAGCACTTCAGCGCAATGCTGAAAGACGAAGTAGGAGCGAAGGCTGTCAACGTCACGCCGAACGAGAAGCCGTCCGACATCTACCAGATCGTAGCGGACAAGGTGCTCGATGAGTTGCAGGAGATCGCCGTGCATGGAGATACGGAAGCGAAGCAGCAGATGGCGCTGAAGTGGCTGACGAGCGGGCTGGTGTCTAGGAAAATCACCAAGCGTCCTACGATGACCTTCCCGTATGGGTCACGACAGTTCGGCTTTCAGGCTCAGGTACTCCACTTCATGCAACACAACGAGCCGGAGAAGTGGAATGCCATCCGTGAACACTTCGGGAATCGTGAAGTGCAGCAAGCCGCCGAGATGCTGGCACGGTGCATCTGGCACGCCGTCATCAAGACGGTAGGAGGAGCCGCAGAGGGCATGCAGTGGCTCCAGAAGGTTGCACGAGCCGTGGCGAAGACAGGGAAACCGCTGGAGTGGCGAGTACCCTCGACAGGCTTTCCGGTGAAGCAAGAGTATTTCGTCATGGATAAGAAGCAGATTCAGACGATCCTGGCCGGACGGTTGGTACAGCCTGTGCTCTACACCGCGACAACCGAGATCGAGATGTATAAGCAGGCGAACGCGGTTGCGCCGAACATCGTGCATTCCCTTGATGCGGCTGCGCTCATGCAGACCGTCAAGCAGGCGAAGGACGAAGGTGTCGAGAGCTTTGCAGCGGTCCACGACAGCTACGGCACCGTGCCGTCAGACATGGCTGTGCTGGCAAGGTCCGCGCGGATGAGTTTCGTGAAGCTCTACACGACTCACAACGTCATCGAGGAGTTGCGGACGCAGTTTCAGCAGCAGGCAGGAGAGAAGGCTTTACCCGCTCCACCAGCACACGGCGCGCTGGATGTGAATGCTGTGCTGGCGTCGGAGTATTTCTTTGCCTAGAGGTCTAGGGGTTTCCTAGCCTCTAATAGACATTCCTGTAGACCAGAAGAAAGCCCCACAACGGGACATCCAATCAAACTCAAGGAGGGGTTTCAGAATGGAAGCAACCATGCAGGAGACGCGCAGTTACATCAGCCGTGGGTTCAGAATCAGCAACAGTAAAGAGAAGTTCCTCGGACCTCTCGGTTCACTGAAGGGGAACAGAGTGGCGGAAGCGTTGGGGATGAAGCATACGTGGGTGGATTCGCGAGACGAAGCCGTTCGGTTTCCGACCAGCGAAGCCGCACAGCAGGCGACTGCCGGAACCAACAAGGCCCTGACGGACCTCTTGGGACCGATGGCGGATGACGTGTCGTTCAGCGTCCTGCCGTCCAGCGACGAGCCCAACGTGGGCGTCGAGTCGGTTCCGCAGCAGAGCGAGAACGGTGAAGGCTTCATCGTGAAGCTCAGCAACCCCGAGGCGCACATTCCGGTGCTGTATCTCACGCCAGTTCCTCCGCATTTCAAGGAGCGTGCAGCGAAACTCGGCATCATCAACGGCGTCGAGCAGGACATCGAGGAGGCAACAATCTTCGTCACTCGTGAGGAGGCGCAGAAGGGTGTCGATTCGGTGCGGAAGCAGCTCGAAAAGATCGGAGAGGTCGTTCCTGGCGAAGACCCGAAGATCGAGATTCTTCCCGCTCCGGCGTTCCTGAAGTCGAACAAGCCGACCGACACCATTCCGGCTCCGACGATCATCAAGGGCGAGGGTCCGTACATCGCAGGTCTTCCTGCTAGCTCCGTATACATCGGAGACCTCAACGGACAGGACGATCCGTTCAGTGAGGGTTCGCGTCCTGTATATGTTCGCGCTCAGGCGAAGCAGTTCGCGACGGTCGAAGAGGCGACAGCGGCGGTGAATCAACTGCTGGCTGCGAATCCCGCCCGTTCTGTTCCGCCAAGCATGTTCGTGATCGAGCCGCTGAAGGCTTCGACGCAGGATCAGCAGAACGGGTTCGTCGTGGAGGATCGTAGTCCGGTCTCCAACAAGTTCGGCGTCACTCACGTCACCAAGACGCATGTCGCGCACGACGACTGCCACGGCTACGGCGGTACGGATGGTCGGGAGAACGCTTTCGTCTTCTCCACGAAGGAAGCGGCGCAGGCTGCCATCGACAATGTGATGGCGGTTTCGCCGGAGATCGAGAGCGAGAAGCCTCAGCTTCACATCGTTCCCGCCTCAGCCGAACCGTTCTACATCAAGCAGGGGAACGCGGCGCTGAACTAAGGCTCCGGTTCATCACAGCGAGCAGAAGGCCCTACGGCTCTTTAGTCGGGGGCCTTCTCTCGTTTCCCTACCCAACAACACAAACAAAAGGAGAGGGCAACAATGACACAGAAGAAAGTGCCTGTCGTGCTCCTCACGACTGCTGCGGCAGCGTGGGCGTTCATTGCGGAGCAGGCGCAGACGAACAGGAAGACGTGTGGGTACGCGGATGTGTACAGCCACACCTTCATCTACTTCGGACTCTGCGCGGCTGTCGGTCATCTTCAGGCTGAAGGGCGCATCACAGAGGGTCTGGAGATGTCAATGCTTCATCAGTTGGAGGAGACCTTCCGCGATGACGCTCGCACTGAAGCTGACAATCGCTGGCTCGACTACTTCTGGACGCAGGACAAGAAGGGTTGGGAGCAGCGCGTGATCGCGGCTCAGCTTCTTTCGGAGATGTCGAAGGACGAAGGCATCTAAGCCGTGCTGTTCCTCAAGGCACTCGGCGTAGTGCTCGCCGTGCTCGTGGTGTGGTCTCTCGTTGCAGGTGTTCGTCTCTACATGGGACATCTGCGATGGCAGTCGGCCCCACTCACGCGAGCAGAGCGCGCACTCGGAAAGCAGAACATTCGCTTCATCCCCTGGCACACCTACACTCGCTGGCGTAATCCACTGCGGAACATTCGGAGACTCTTCGGATGGCCGTCCGGCAGGCAGTGGAGGATGAAACGCAAGCAGTATCCATTCCTCTTTGCCGGACTCAGAAAAGGAGCAGCATGAAGACGGTTTTGTATGCGCTCAAGGATACGGGCGGGCGCTACTTCACGGCCAACGACTTCGATCCGCTGACACGAGACCTGAGCGGAGCGTTTGTTCACGAGAAAGTGGAGGCTGTGTTGTCACAGCTTCAGTCGCTTATGCGGTTGCGTGGGCGAGACGGCAATCTGAACAACCTCAGTTCCACCTTCCGGCTCATCAGGATCGAGCGGGAGGAGTTTCCGCAGACTCGTCGTGTGCTCAAGAGACACGAAGACGCGTTGCCAGGAGAGAGCGTTTTTCTTGGCGTCTGTAGGATGGATCAGGGCGGCGTTCCGGTCTCGTGGATCGGGGGCGGCTACTACGGCAACTCCCTGGATGACGCCGACCTCTACGATTCGGAAGAGGAGGTCATGGCAATGTTGGAAGATCGAAAGAGGATCATCAACATCGCTCCGGCTCGCATTCGTCGCGTTGCAGTCTGCCAGCGTGTTCCTCGCGTCACCGAAACGGTTCTCTCGTAGTGACGGACCTCGAAGAGACACCTCGTTCTCTTCCTGAGCCTTCTCGTCATCGCATCGAACGTCTCGTGGATGGACAGATCATCGTCCACACGGAAGCGCACCGTCTCATCGGTGAACTAGAAGACGCGGTGAAGCAGATGACAGCAGCCGAATCCCCTGAAGACATCATGGACGCTTACGCCGTCCTAGGGGAAGCTCGGAAGAGGCTCTATCGCTGGATCACCAAGAACACCCCAACACCGGAAGCCCTGTACCAACTTCGGCTCCGGTTCTAACCAAAGGAGATACATGAACGCAGTAGCAACTCCGAAGCTCGCGTCCGCGTCTGACGTGGCAGAGCGTTTGGACAACCTGCTGGTCAAGAAGTTCAACGAACATGCAGGGGCGTTTCGCTCCAGCAACTTCGTCATCGTGCGCTACGGGCGGCTGTCTCGTGAGTATGCGCTCGATGTCGTCACGGCTCGCAACTACCTCGCGTACCTCGCGGCTGGTGGAATCGGGCAGCACAACTCCCTTCACTTCATGGGCAACTAGTCGCAATGGCTGAGAAGCGAAAGAAGGTTCCGAACTTCACCACTCCTCGTGGCATCCTCGGGTATCCCTGGGTGCAGACGCCAGACACGAAGTTCGATGCGGATGGGCGATACAGTACGAAGCTGTCGCTCACGCCGGACAAGGCCGCTCCGCTGATCGACCAGATTGATGAAGCGATCAAGGAGTCCCACGCGCAGGCGGTGAAGGACAACCCGAACAAGAAGACGATCAAGAAGATCGACCCGCCGTACAAGGTGGATGAGGACACCGGAAACGTGGTGTTCTCGTTCGCTGCGAAAGCAGGCGGCAAGATCAAGAAGGGTCCGAAGGCTGGACAGACGTGGGAGCGGAAGGTTCTTGTGTTCGACTCCAAGGGCAAGCCGCTCTCGAAGCAGGTGAAGATCGGCTCCGGCACCGAAGCAAAGGTGTCGTTCGAGTTGAACCCGTACTACGTCCCGAAGGACGGTGCAGGCGTGTCACTGCGTCTGTGCGCGGTACAGGTGCTCAACCTTGTCGAGTGGACTGGTGGTGGTTCTGCTGACCAGTACGGCTTCGGTGAGGAAGACGGCTACGAGTTCTCGGAGAGCGAGAGCGACGAGCCGAAGGGCGAAGCTGAAGATGGTGGGAAGGACGAAGACGAAGATGGCGACGACTTCTAAGCCCACTGTCGAGATCGAGCAGGGCGAGACCGAACCGTTCGTGGTCATCACGCACACCAACGGGGACAAGCAGAAGATGACGATACAGCAGGCGCACGCGTGGTGTGATAAGAACATGAACACCTTCTCGTGTGGTCCAGAGAACGACTGCCTGTGGTGTCAGGTCTTCGGCGCTATCCAGAGTCTCCGGTAGTTGAAGAAGCTCTCCAAGGCTACGAGCGTCAGTCTGAAATATGGCTGGCGCTCGGGCCTCGAAGAGAGCGTAGGTGCTCAGTTGCAGGCTGCTGGCATCGCGTTCTCTTACGAGGACCTGACCATCCCGTACACGCCTCTCAAAGTGGTACGGAAGTACACCCCTGACTTTCCCCTCTCCAACGGCATCGTTGTCGAGACCAAAGGGCGATTCGTCACGGAAGACCGCCAGAAGATCAAAGCGGTGAAAGCTCAGTATCCTGACCTCGACTTACGGATTGTGTTTTCCCGATCCAGTACGAGGATCAGCAAAAAGTCGTCAACGACTTACGCTGCGTGGTGTCAGTCTCTCGGCATTCCCTATGCCGATAAGAGCATACCGCAGTCGTGGCTCAACGAGCCCCCCAACCCCCGTTCTCTCGCAGTTATCGCACGTATCAAGGAGGAATCGAAGTAGTGCAGTACCTTCCCGACAACAAGTACACCCTCAGGCCGAAGACCGATCAGATCGCTGTCCATTGCTCTGAGACTCCGGCGTCAGACAACATCGACGTGGACATCATTCGCAAGTGGCACACTGATCCCGTCCCTGAAGGGCGCGGCTGGATTGACGTAGGCTATCACTTCGTCATCAAGCGCGACGGTACGATTCAGCCTGGGCGTCCAGTGTGGGCTCTCCCTGCCGCCGTCACAGGCGAGAACTACCACATCCTTGCCATCTGCCTCGTTGGTGGAAGTGACGAGCACGACAAGGAGCAGAACAACTTCACCCCAGAACAGTTCGAGTCTCTGAAGACGCTCATTCAGGGCCTCATGCAGAAGTATCCCGACATCGAGCAGAACCCGCAGCCCGTCCTCGGGCATCGCGACTATGCCAGCGGTAAGGCCGAAGGCAAGTTCTGTCCGTCCTTCGATGCCGCGCCGTGGTGGAAGTCGGTGGATGTCTAATGTTCGAGCAAGAGCATGACGGTAGTGAGTTCATCTACCACCAGCCTTGCGCGGCCTGTGGATCAAGTGACGCCAACGGAGTCTACACCGATGGACATACGCACTGCTTTAGCTGCGGCCATCACACGAAGGCTACTGGCGAACCTGCCGAGATTCTACAACGTCATCGCAAGCCTGCTGATCTAATCAGCGGAGAGTGCATGCCGCTGAAGAAGCGTGGCATCTCTCAGGAGACCTGCGAGCACTTCGGCTATCAGATCGGGGAGTATAAAGGCCGCACCGTACAGATCGCGCCGTACTACGACAGCGACAACAACCTTGTGGCGCAGAAGATTCGCTACAAGGACAAGACGTTCCGTTGGCTTGGCGATCAGAGCGAAGCCCTGCCGTTCGGCGCGCAGGCATTCCCGAAGTCCGGCAAGAAGATCGTCGTGACGGAAGGAGAGATCGACGCGCTCTCAATGTCACAGGTGCAGGGCAATAAGTGGCCTGTCGTCTCGATCTCGTGTGGTGCAGGCCCGCAGGTGAGGAAGTACATGGCGCAGCAGAAGGAATACTTCTCGGCGTTCGATGAAGTGATTCTCATGTTCGACATGGACGAGAAGGGTCGGCAGGCAGCGAAGGAAGCAGCCAAGGTGCTCGGCGCGCGTGCGAAGATCGCGGACCTTCCGGTTCCGTTCAAGGACGCGAACGAGATGCTGATTGAGGAACGTGTCGAAGACCTCGTGAACGCCATGTGGCGGGCACAGCCTTATCGTCCTGAGGGCCTGGTCGATCTCTCTTCGCAGCGCGAGAAGGTGAAGGAGGCTCCGGTCTACGGCCTCAGCCTTCCCTTCCCTACGCTCAACAAGATCACGTTCGGCCTTCGGCTCGGAGAGATATGGGCGTTTGGTGCAGGCACAGGCGTCGGCAAGTCCACGCTCCTGCTTCAGATCGCACACCATCTGATTGCCGTCCATAAGGTCAACGTGGGCGCGTTCTTCCTCGAACAGTCGGTGCGTGAGACCTCACGGCGTGTAGCTGGCGTGGAAGCCGAGAAGACGTTCCACGTTCCTGACTCCGGCTGGACTGACGCGGACATCGACGCGGCGTTTGATCGTCTCGATCCCGCGAAGGGGACAGGCAAGCTGTTCCTGTA